ATATATAAGTGTCGTTGAATCAGGAACGGCATCTTCAACAGGAATAATACTCTTCTCAGATTTCTCCATACTTCTTTGAGGTCTAGCACAAGGATAGGTTGTTGTTAGGCAGTAGGCTTTATCATCTTGGTTAGTCATGTCCGATAATCTATCTTGATTAACTCTCGTCTCCAATATGTCCCTCAAAACTATGCCTTTTTGCTCAGGTTGGGTGACATTGGGTATGTTCGTCCAGTAATATCTCTTTCTTGACTGGGCAGAAACAAGACTGCTACATATCATATTCGGCTCAATACCAAAGGGTATCTCTGGATAACATGCTGACACCTGTTCGCTGATTACTTGTAAGTATTCTTTCTTCATTCTTACATTCTCTAATAAGAAATACTTTGGCTTACATTCTTTTAATAATCTAATGAACTCGAAGAACAATGCTGACCTTGGATCATCAAAGGCGAGTTGCTTACCCGCGAAACTAAATCCTTGGCATGGACTACCAGCAAGAATAAGATCTATCTTTGGTAGATCCTCTGACTTAACATCACAAACATCTCCAAGCTGTATGATCTCAGGATAGTTTGCTTGGCTTACTTGCATTGCATACTTATCTATTTCACAGGCATAGTAGTTATCTACCTTGATTCCTAATTGATCCAAAGCAATACGACCACATGACATACCGTCAAACAAACTTAATACATTCATAAATTCTCCTTGATTATATTGATGTTTGTAAACATGTTTGTCAATCTCTTTACTGCAATCTTTATGTAATCATCACTGAGCTCACATAAAACTGTGTCTCTAGCATGAGCATTGGATACCTCTGCTGTTGTTCCACTACCACCAAAAGGATCTAACACCGTGCCACCTTCAGGACAACCAGCTAATACACACGGCTCGATCAAGTCTGGAGGAAAGGTTGCAAAGTGAGCTTCGGCAAAAGGCTTTGTTGCTACAGTCCATACTGATCTTTTGTTTCTCTTTTCATAAGCTCCCATGTCTTTGAAGCCACCTCTTACATCAAATCCATCTATGCCTTCAACAGACTTGCCTACATTCTTTGCACTGTTAGGCTTACCTCTTTCTCCTTTGGAGTTTACTGTTACTGAATCTTCTTTGATCGCCTCGTTATCAAAGTAATACTTCTTACTCTTACTGAATAAGAATATATACTCATGTGCCTTAGTGCATCTATCCTTTACACTCTCTGGCATTGGGTTAGGTTTGTTCCATATTATGTCTTGCCTTAGTATCCAACCATCATCTTGCATAGCGAAGGCTACACGCCAAGGTATGCCGAGTAAACTTTTCGGAGGTAGACCTGTTCGATCTTGTATTGTGCTATGACTTGATATGTCGCCATACTTTTCTTGCATTTCTGTTGATCTATTTGTTGATCCTGAATTTGCATTGGTGTTAAATCCTTTGCCGTTCTGAGCTCCGTAACTATCACCTATGTTTAACCATACCGTGCCATCATCACGAAGGACACGCTTTACTTCTTTGAATACATTGATCAGATTATCTACAAATTCTTTAGGAGTTTCTTCTAAACCAAGCTGTCCTTCTACACCATAGTCTCTTAGTGCAAAGTATGGAGGACTTGTTATACAAGTATGTACGCTTTGATCTTCTAGTTTCTTTAATGAATCAAGACAATCTCCAGCATATATATCTATCTTCATCTCTGTCTTCTCTTATAATAAACTCTTACCATATACTTCCTGACTATAGCTATACATGTAAAGACTGCCACTTGTATAAGTGATGTAGTTACTAGGCTTACCTCTAAGTATTTACACAGACTAAGCAAACCAAAGCTGATCGGAAAGGACATGATCAATCCTATGCTGACATCATTCATAGCTTCATTTAATGATTCCTTATCTATCTTAATCATCTTTCCAAGGTCGTTTCATTTCATTGTCTGCTAAGTAGTACCAAGTATTCTTACCAGGTACGTTATGATTCTTTACTCTTTCGCCTAGATACTTCTGCACATGACTCACTGCATAACGAGCGGCCCTCTCTCCTGATGCCATCTCATTTTCTTTCAGTGCCTGTCTTGCTAAGATTTCAAGATCCTGTCTTGTATAAAACTTTTGTTTGCTCATAGCTGATGCCACTACTCTTGCAATCTCTACTTCGTCTGGACTATCTTGTGCATCTACTACCTTGAAGTATCCCTTCTCAAAATCAAAGTAAGCTAAGTGTTGCTCGGGTTCTCTTGCATTACGAGCTTCATAGAATAATGTTATGTTTGGTTTCTTACCCGACAGCTTGACACCTGAATCCATCCACCCAGCGAAAGCACTACCACCCCTAGCTGACATGAACGACAGATCATCTGCCCTTTCTTTACCAGTATGGTGAGCAATGATCACTGCTACTTTATATAGTTCAATAAGTTTATCTATCCTCGATAGCATCTCATGTATCTCTGAGTTGGAGTTCTCTTCTCCACTAAAGAAATTAATAATAGGATCTATCATCACCAAGTCTGGCTTATGAAACTCTATACTCTCTGCGATAGCATCTATGTCGCTGTCTCTCATGATGTTCTTTCTTAATCTGCCTGATGCTATAAGGTTTGACTTACCAAGGTTGTACAACTCAGGGTCATGATGAAAGGGTTGATAGTACATCTCGATTCTTTTCTTTAAGAACTCATGAATGATCTCTGCCTGTAGCCACATTACTTTGAGAGGTCTTGAAAAACTCATACCCATAAAGTCTGTGCCTGTAGTAGCTGCTGCCGCGAATGCTCCTAGCCAATGCGACTTACCTATCTTTGGTTTACCTAGCAGTAAGACTCTGGATTGTTCAAAGACAAAAGCATCTCCCCAATACTGCTCAATCCTACTGCTGTCCATGGTATCCCAAAAGGGATCGTTAAATGATTTGAGTCCAAGAGGATCTCTTTGTACTTCGTCCTTAGCTTTTATTATAGGATCTTCTTGATCCATGATTTCTTTTAAATCATCTGTTAGTTGTATCTGCCACTGACTTGTATTCCATTTCTGTATGCCTGTCTCATCTTCTGGATTTCTTTTAAGGTGTCCAGTACAAATGCTCTGAGTTGTATTCAATACTTCTTGCACACTCATGGGTGGGTTGTTTGTCTGATTCCAATCCAATGCTTTGATGACCACCTCTCTCATGCCCCAACCTTCTAGTATCCATTTACCTACTAGCCTGGCGAGAGTATCGTTTCGCATACCTGTCTGTACACCATCTGTTGTTAGTGGTGTCTTACTTTCTGTGTTGATCTTACCTGTGTTGTTATAGTCATAGATAATATTCATGTCTTGACTATTAAGAGTAGGTAAGTCATCAAGTGAATCTACGACAGCTCCTTCGACTACTTCGAATTGATAGTTGACTGAAGGACTGACCATGACATAGCCACCCTCTCCTCTTATATCTAATTTACCTGTAGTGTTTCTTATCTTTAGATCATCATTGATTGCATAGAAGTAATGATAGCCACCGCGAGGTGTCTTTTGTTTAAGCATGGTTCTTGTTATCTGTCCTGACTCACAAAAATCACATGCCTCTTGGGTGTCTGCATCTAGCACTACAAATGTTACGCCTGTTATAGCGGCCCAGTTACATTCTGGGAATTGTAGATACCATTGCTTAACTTCATTAAGTGTAGGTTGCTTGGTTATATAGTCAGCCCACTTAACTCTTGGTGTCTTTGACCAACGCTTTTGTAAAACCATATCATCTTCAAAGGGATGTCTTGTTTTAAAGTATTCAGGTATGACATCATTGGTAGATCCACATGGTATTAGATGAAAGAAGTTTTCATGATATGACATAAGCATATCTTTACGTTCATCATTGGCTATGTCTTGTCCGACTGTGTTAGGTTTTATTTCTATTGGCATTCGTCTACTGATCCATAAATGTTTTCCCAACCTAAAGCATGGCCTGTCATTTTGATAAGTTTCTTGGCTTGATTGACAGAGGGTTGCCTGGTTCCATATCTCCACGATCTTACTGTGTCGATAGAGACACCTAACTCCTTAGCTAGTTTGTCTTCTCCTCTTTTTACAATGTAATCTTTAAGTTCCATAGTTCTCCTTATATAGAATGGTACAAGTTAATGCTCTTTTAGGGGGTTGAGTAAGGAGTTTAATATATATAAACCTCATTAACTCATACCAGATATTATATTAACATTAGTCTTTACAATTAGTAAAGAATTTTATTACAAAAGTATTGACAATGTTTTTTATCGGAGTAATATCTATATTGTATTTAAAAAGGAGCACTATATGAAAGACTATTCTAAGCTATCCCTACCGCAACTTTTGGTAGAGAAGAAGAAGAACCTAGAAGCCCAAGCTGAACTTAAAGAACAAAGCAGTTCGTTGGACTTTGCAATAACCAAACATCCCGATGTGCATAAGCAAGTCAATAGACTTTCTAACACTGGCGGATCTACTCGTGTACATCTTAACGGTATCATACCAAAAGATTTACGAGTCCAATATAAAGTTACAAGATCATGGGATCAGAACTTTTTAGCACAAGTAAAACATGATATACCCGATGAGTTATTTCCATTCACAACTGTGTATAAGGAAGACAGTGCTCTATCTAAAATGATAGAAGCAAATCACCAGGATATTTTCGATAAGTTCCAAGAGGGACTACAAACCAAGATCAATGAAAGACCATACGTCCAGTTCGTTGATCCATTAAAAGGAGCTGAGTAATGAGCAAATCAAAAAAAGAACT